ATGAAATCAGCAAAATTCGAAATCATTCGTGGCGTGGTCGGAGATCTTCAGGTCGCGCAAGAAGATAAGGACTTTGTTTTCACTGCGGCGGATAAAGCGGCCGGCGGAGGTGCTGCTGTAGGCCTTGCCCTGGGGGGGCTTGCTGGCGCTGCAACTGGCGCTGTACTGAGCACTGGCGATACTGCAGAGCGTGTGGATTTTTTTGTCTGCAGGTTGGGGGACACATTTGTAAGAGGTCAATTCGGCGAGGTGAATTTTTCTGACGGCGATGTTATTGAGGCTTTAGGGGTTAGGTCTGGTAAGCATTTTGATGTTTTGGCTGTTACTCGCCCAAGCGATCGGACTATTTGGATGCACCCTCATTGCGGTAGAGGGACTCGCGCTTACCTACGATTCTGTTTTTTTTGGATCGGTTTTTTGGCATGGGTGATTTCACCTGCTGCATTATTTGTTTTGATGTGGTTTGCTTGGGGGGCGTCTAGTACGGTTCCTCCTGCTTGGTTTATTTTCACTGTGTATTTCGGTGTAGGATTAATTGCCTCTTCGGTATTGGGTTTTGTTGCTTCTCGATTTATCAGTTTCGCCCACCTTTCCAACGACATCCTTCGCGCGCTCTGCTTTGAAAAACCAGAAGAAGTCGATCTGCCTAAAAGGTTGCGCGAAGTCAGTAAGACATTTACCAACGAAGAGCGACTTAAATATCACCCGCACGCACGTTGGGTTTACAAATATTGAAGAGATGCCTCAGTTCTGGATTGGAGTGACGAATGTGCGTTCGCCTGATTTTCAAATAAAGTCTTTTGAGTCCGCATTAATGGAAGTGATCTGATCATGAAATCAGCAAGATTCGAAATCATTCGTGGCGTGGTTGAAGATCTTCAGGTCGCGCAAGAAGAAAAGGACTTTGTTTTCACTGCGGCGGATAAAGCGGCCGGCGGAGGTGCCGCTGCAGGTCTTGCCCTGGGGGGGGGCTTGCCGGTGCTGCAACGGGTGCTGTGCTGAGTACGGGCGATACTGCGGAGCGTGTGGATTTTTTTGTTTGCAAAGTGGGGGATATAGTTGTACGAGGCCAATTCGGTGAGGTGAATTTTGCTGATGGTGATGTTGTAGAGGCTTTAGGGGTTAGATCGGGCAGGCACTTTGATGTTTTGGCCATTACTCGTCCCAGTGATCGGACTATTTGGATGCATCCGCACTGTGGGCGAGGGAGCCGAGCGTATTGGCGATTTTCAATAGCATGGGTTTTCTTTGTTAGCTGGGTGATTGCGCCATTGTTCTTTTTCTTTATGGATTTTTTCTTAATGGATTTACCTGCCTCATTAACTAAGTGGGCGCTGATTGTTCCGGTGGTTGGTCTAGGACTCTCCCTTGTATTTGGGTTTGTTGTGTCCCGGTTTGCCAAATTTTCCCATCTTTCAAACGATATCTTTCGTGGTCTTGAATTCGAAAACCCAGAAGATGTTGATCTACCTAAAAGACTGCGCGAGGCCAGTAAGGCATTTACAGTTGAAGAGCGTTTTAAATGTCACCCGCATGCGCGCTGGGTTTACAAGTATTGAATGCGGCAGCACGGCGCGTGGTGAATCCCTTAGCAAACGCTCGGCAGGTGGTAACAGGCGAGGTTCCGTTCCGGCTCGACCCGCAACCTGACCATTCTTCTACCCTGCTACCGCCTGCTGATACGCCGGTTGGCGCCGTACCGAGTACCGCGGACTCGGTTGTGCAGGTCTATCCGGATGCCATTGCATTTGGCGGGCAGTTGGATGCCATGCGTGGATATTTGTCCACGATTGGGGCTCTCACCTTCCTTTTGTTTCTAGCTCTAGCATACGACGCTATTTTCTCCAGTCCTTCCGTATTGTTTGCATTTGCGTGTTGTTTTCTTTGCCTGGTCAGTTGGACGATGATGCGAATCGATTTCAACGGCTTTCGCTACACGCCCGTCTTACTCAACCGTGGCGCAGGTAAGGTCCATGTGTTCGAGGAAGTGGGTTTCGACGTCCTCGCGTTCTGGAAGCTATGGGGTGGGCATAAATATGTGATCCACACCTATGACTGGGATTGCGTGCGTGCCGAGATCGCGCAGGTCATGGTGGAGTCGGGCAATGGCATACGGGCGGAAACTGGCTTGGTGTTTGCCATTACCGAAACGCCGGGCAGCCATTTGGTGAAAGCGCGCTTTGGGGTGGGCACGACCAGTGCCTATGACGGTGGCCGGGCCATGCTGGGGCGCTGGGAACATATACGCCGCTTTATGCGCCGCGAAGCCCCGCTGATGCAGCCGGGTGACAAGCTCTTCGCGGACTGGGGTGTCACGTTCTGGGAGGCGCTATTCTCCTTGCAACCCTTGCTCGGTCCAGGTTCGGGCGAGTACTGGAAGAGCGGTAAGTGGTATATCTACCTTGCAGGCGTCTGGATCTTGCCGCTATTGCCATACACGATGTTCGCGGGCCTGATGCGCTGGCTGAGCTATGTGCTGAAGGTGGAACCCAAGTGGCCAGACAGCATTCTGGCCAGCATCGGCGGCGAACCCCTCAGTCGCGAAGAAATCGAGCAATTGACCCATGTGATACCCGGCCCCCGCAAGCAGGTGCAGGCGGGTAAGCGACGTAAATCCAAGGGGTTATCCAAGGAAACACCGCGCATTGAGTAAAAGCCACATCGCATGACTGGAAGACTGACCGCGCCGCAGGAGCCGGTGGCGCAGCTCACCCCGCCCAACTTCTTCCCGCATCATTTACTCCCCCCGATCAATAAGCAGGCGGCGGATCGCCCGCACGCAGGTGGTGCCATCTGCAAGGTCTATCCACATGGCATTGAATTCATTGATCATGTAGCAGCCATGCATGGCTACGCGCTGGTCCTGGGGGCGATGTTATTGGCAGGCAGTCTATTTATGCTCCACACCGCGCTGCTTATAGAGCTCGACTGGGGAGTTGCTGCCGCTGCGCTACTGTTGATTTGGTGTTGGTTTCTACTTCGCGTCGATCTTGTCGGCTTCCGTTATCGCCCAGTCCTGTTTGACCGCGCCAACCGCAAAGTCCATGTCTTCAGTGAGAAAAGTGGCCCAGGGCTGCACTGGCTCAAGCTTTGGGGCAAGGTGGCCTACCGGGTGAGCAGTTATGACTGGGACTGCATCCGTGGTGAGGTGATCGGCATCCGGGTGGCCGGCGGGGTAGGTGGCTTGCCGCGTCAGGAGTACGGCCTGAATCTGGCCGTGACCGATGCGCCGAGCAGCCAGACGGCGCTGATGCGTTTCGGTGTGGGCACTACCAGCGCTTACGATGGCGGCGCGATGATCGTTGCGCGCTGGGAACATATTCGCCGCTATATGCAGCAGGACGGCCCACCGATTGCGTCGGGCGACTCGCTGTTTCTGGACAACAGCCGCGAATCGCTCTGGGCGGCCATCACCTGGATGCAACCCTTGCTGGGTCCGGGTGCCAAGGAAAACTGGACTGGCGAGAGCTTTAACGGTGCCTGGTTTCTGACCATTCCCTTTGGCTTGCTCACCATGACGCTGCTGCCCGCCAGCGTGATAGCAGGGCTGTTGCGTTATGTCGGTCAATTCGCCAAAGCGGAACCACGCTGGCCGCGCCAGATACAGGAATCGGTAGGCGCGCCGCTGAGTGTGGAAGAGATCAAGGTGCTGCAGTACGGCAAACGCAGCAACTGGACCCGGCAACGCAAGGCTGCCAAGTTGGCACGCCAGCAAGGTAAATCGAAGGTTGTCTGAGTGCTTGCCACCACCACTCTCATTGGCATTTATATTTTCGCATAATGTTTATTATGTCAAGTCGTGTACGTCGCGCAATTCGTAGACGTTACCAGCAGTTGATAAATTATATCCGCACGTTCGCTGCAACTATGCGCACTGCATAAGCGCTTGCTTCTACTCTCTCCGGCCCGCCAAACCTTGGCGGGCTTTTTTGTTGTCAGGAGGAAAAATCATGAGCAGACCAAAGACGCTGCCGAATAGCCCAGGCGTTACACCTGGCGATGTGTGGCGCGTGGCCGCACAGCAAAAGCCACACGTGCTTGCGCGGCGCTACAACGTGCGCACGGAGCTGATGCGCAACTGGCTGACCGGGGCCGATGAAATGCCGGTGATGCTTTACGAGCTGCTGGCGATGCAGGTGGTGTGCATGTTGCCTGGCACGGCCGGGCAGTTTGCCGGCTGGCGCGTGCTGGATGGCCATCGGTTCACCGGGCCGGGTATCGAGCATCGCGGCGGCATTACGTTCGACGATGTGTACCGGCTGCCCGAGTACTGGCGCGCATCATCGCTGGCCGAGCGTCAGGCGGAGCTGATCGAGCGCCTAATGCGGGAGCGCGACTTCTACAAGCGGCAGTGCGAACTGGAGGCGCGGCACGGGATCTTGCTGCGCTCCATGTTCGACGGCCCGACGCGACGAAGCAGCTAGGACTATTCGGCGTGCAGGTAACAAATCTGGGCAGGAACTTCCGGCACGACAAAGCCGCGCTCATCAAAGCACTGGCATTCGCCAGTTTTGCTGTTCTTGCCGCAGCCGGAAATCTTAGGGGTGGGCTTGGGTGGTGCAGCCGGAATCGAGTAGTCAGGCAGCTTTATCTTCTGAAGCTCCTTTGTCATCTCGACTGCCGCCTCATCCATCAAAACTTGAGCCTTCTTGGCTATGTACATCGTGTGGAGAAGGTTGCCGAGAAAAACGCCGGAAGTGATCACTGCCAATGCCAGCAAGTAGTGGAGCCAGCCCGGAATGCCGGACGAGGATTGCCATTGTTCTGTATTCATCATTCCCCCTGGGATTTGGTTTTGTGAGGGCGGAACTATATCGCACTCGCGCCAGCACTCCGTAGACACGCCCTGCCCCGCTGCTGCCTGCCCAGCGCCGGAAGACTTCGCTATCCGGCACTGGTCACCGCCCCCACTGGGGGCTGGCACCCCGGCTTGTCCACCGGCTTAGCACTAGTTTGGGTTTGCAGCTGCGACCGAGTGGGTGCGCGGCCAGCTCCAGGGAGCTGGCCGAACCAGCGGCAGCGATTCGGCCCGCTCTCTCGGACAAATGCGGGGCATTTGCCCTCGGCCTGCCGGCACGAGCTCGCGGCGCTGGCGGGTCTGTGGGCGCGAGAGCGGGCGGCTAGGCCCTTGGCGGCAGCGCTCGCAGCCCGGCGACTCTAGCGCTCCACCGCGCCTCCGGCGGGCCGGGCCTGCGCGTGGACGGCCCCGGCGGGCCGCCATGGGCCGGTCAGCTGTGGCAGGCCTTCGGCCTGCTGCTGCCCTGCCCTTCGGGCGCCCTGCGGGCCGGTGCGCGGCCGGCTCTGGGGAGCCGTCCGTTCGGCGTGCGGCTGGGGCGTCCCGCCCTCTCAGGCAAGCGCGGGGCGCTTGCCCTCGGCCTTCCGGCACGGGCTCGCGGCGCTAGGCCGGCAGCTGCTCTAGTAGCCGTTCCAGCACCTGGCGCATCGGCACGCCCTCGGCCTCAGCTGCCCGCCGCAGGCGGCGAAGCAGCAGCTCTTCGACCTCGACGTTCAGCTGCGCCGGTACGCGGCCGGTGGCGCCGCCGGTAAAGCCGGCTTGGCGCTGGTTCTGGCGACTGCGGCGCTTGCGCTCGGCCGCCGTCATCGGCTTTTCGCCCAGGGGCTTGGGGCCTCGCTTGCCCGGTAGCTTGGGGAGGTCGGGCAGTTCGAGCGTTTTGCGGTCTTCGGCTTGTTTTGCCATGGTGCGCGCCTTTTATGTGACTAGTCACAGTATAGCGTAATTGCGTGACTAGTCACGCTATCCGCGAGAGGCTGGCAACGGGGCTTGAACCGGCCCGTTCGCCTGTATCGGGCCGTTTAGTGGTGCCGAGTCATCAAACCAACCGTTCTCGACGATGCTGCGGCAAAGGTCTTGCGGCATGCCGACCATCTTGGTGCCCTGCTGGGTGTAGCAAGAGCAGCTAGCGGCCTTGCCGACGCCCTGAATGCAGGCGGCGGGCTTGGGCGCTTGCGTGGGTGCGGTTATGCCGTCGTAGGCTGGCGCGGTGTGCGGCAGGCCGGTTATGCGTGGTATGCGGGCGTCGAGGTAGCTGAGTTCAGTTGCGCCCGGTGTTGCGCCTGGCGTTGCACCCGGTGCGGCGACTTGCGCACCAGCAGGCCGGCTTGGTGCGTCGGCAGCCGGCTTCACCTCGGCGGCCTGCTCTTTCGCCTGACCATCGGATTTGACGCGCCCCACGCTGTGAATGACGTAGCCGATACCGCCAGCGATGATCAGCGCCGAGAAGACGATCACGCCAAGCTTCTGCTTCACCAGGGAAGGAAGTTCGAACTTAACCGTATGTTCTTCACTGGACTTGTAGAGCGCGTAACAGTCCTTCGGGTAAGCCCAGTATGTGGCGTGAGAAGACTGCCGGTTGCGCTTGCTGTCCGGATCCACAACGCACTTACCCTGCCAGTAAAACAGCGTGGCAGCTTCCGCACCGGATAGCCGTTCGACGTGGGTATGCGTGCCGATCAGATAGCGCACGTCCTTGTGCAGCTGGCCGGGGTCTTGGGTGACCAGGTAGGCGATATGGCCACGATGGCCAAGCGTGGCAAAGGCCGTGTAATGGTCTGGCAGCACGGCTGCGCTGGATAAGCGCGGGAACAGCTCCCAAGCTTCATCGAAGACCATGATGGAGCCGTACGGCAGGAGGTGCCACTCCTTGTAGTTCAGCATGCAGGCCGTTCCCTCGATCTTGAGATCGGGGAAGCCATGCACGTAGATCACCTGATCCGGCTTGAGCTTGGCGGCCATGTCACGAATCTTCTGGACCATGTAAAGCGACTTGCCGTTGCGCTGCTTGCCGCTCACCAGGTGTACGACTGCTACCGATGTCACGCTGGTCATTTGCTCAGGACTCCGAACGACTTGCGAGCCAGGCGCACGCCTGCGATGCCGGCCACTGCAGAGAAATGCATCTGAATGGCTGCGGTGACGCCCAGGTAAGACAGGATGGCCATTGTTTCGGCAGGGATGCCAGCCAGCTGGGCATACACGTAGGTTTCTGTTTGGCTGAGCATGATCTCGATGCCGGTATACGAGACCACACCGACACCCAGGGCGATTAAGGCGCGGCCGGCCATGGTGGCGACGGCGGCAGTTAGGCCCGTAGCGACATGTGCTGCGAGCGGGGCTAAGAGTGCTTGAATCATGTCAATCGCCCTTCACGGCAAAGGTGAAAATGAGCCACATGCAGGAAATCGCGCTGATGAAAAGCATGAGGGCGCGAATAGCCCCACCGTGGGTGCAGATGATGCTGGTGGGGAATGTGACGCTGCCGAGGTTGATGCCTCCGATGGAAGGTATGGGTATGGACACATCCCGCACGGCGCAGGTAGAGCCAACGCCACTTACATCGGCAATCTTGACGGCGCTGCCCAGGTCGGTTGATTGCTCACGACCAGCAATAGCGGAACCCTCTACCCCATCCTTGCTAACGATGTCGGCCCACTTGCTCGGCATCTCGTAGTCATCCGCCGTAGGGTTTTCTGCGCAGCCTTGGCGGTGAAGCTCTTTGGCAATGGCGCACTGGACGGCATCACCCTTGCAGACAAATCCAGATTGGCAATTACCGGCAAAGGAACCAGCTACACACTTGGAGTCATTAGGGAATTGCTTGCAGTAGTCAGATTGGGCCTGATTGGTGTTGCCGTCGCTTGCCTTGCATGCCGGGTCGTTTGGCTGCTTGGCGCACTGCTCGGCTTTCTTACAAGCGTCGGTATTCTGGATGGCGGAATTATTGGCGCATTCCTCAGCTTGCTTGGTTGCACATTCCTGGTCGCCTGGATGGGTTGCGCAGTATTCCTTGCTGCCCTTTTGGCAACTGGCGTGATCGCTATTCGCCTTGCAGAAATCGGCATTGCCAGGGCGGCAGCTGGCGCTAGTTGGATTCAAAGTGCAAAAGCGTTCAGAGCCGGG